TTGGTTGCACCATTGGTAAAAGTCATTACAAAATATTGACCTGAAGATGGATTTGGCAATCCAGCCGCAGAAACCAAAGTAATAGAGGTTTGAACCGAGGTTATACTTGATGCTAGGGTAGTTTGAATATTGTTAGCAAACAGCAAAATAGACATATATAGCCCCTAAAATTTATCTTATTGTATCAGTAAGATATGGTAAATGTATATTGAAAAGGTAGTTGTAAAGCCCCAGAATTAATTAATGCGCTTAAAACTGGAGCATAACTATTAATGGTAGGATCGACAACAATAGCCACATTATTTCCCGAAGAAAAAGTTACCCCAATTTTATAAGTGTTGGGTATTGGAGTTGAAATTCCATTTTCTTGATTTAAAAATCTATAAATTCTATTTTTAAGCCAACGAGTATTAAATTGATACCCATCGCCTTTATAAAAATTCCAAGTAATTACTCTTTTGTAAACATCATCTGTTGCAGGGGAAACTGTGTATCCTAATTGCCCTTGAGTAGTAACAGATCCCGGATTTACAGGTAAAGAGTAAGTAAAAGTGGTTGTGCCTGTTTGGGTAAGAGAATAAACACCATTGTATCCAGAGGGTACAACACCCGTAATTGTGGCTATATAAACTGTACCAACTACTACTCCTACAGGGGGAGTTGCGGTAGTTCCTGTAACAGTTCCACCCCCAGAACTTGACCAAGACATGGAAGTAATAGGAATACCATTTACAGAGATAATTCCTTCATTATAAGGAATGGTATCGTAAGGATTTGCATCATATTCACCACCAGAAAGTGTTGTAGTTCCAAAAGGAATTACTGGTCTAGGAATACCATAAATACCATTTCCAACCCAATCTAACAATTTATTAGATTGTTTAGTATAAATAGGCAAATTTAAGCTATTTATTTGATCTAAATAGCCTTGAGAAGTATTATTGTATGCAGTAAAAAACGCTAATAAATCTGGATCATTATTATATTGTTGATAAAGATATGCGGGTAGTATGGTTTCAACCATGATTATCCTTGAACTACAGTAACTAACGCATTAGAAGTTTCAAAGAATGATTGAGAATCACCATATATTAATCCAGTTCCACTATCAGGAGAAACTTCTGTTCCGTTAATTTCTACAACAAAATTCATCTTAGATATTAATGGAGTTGGAATTAAATCAAGTACAGAAACCTGAAAAACAGCTTGTAATTCATAGACATTGATAGGTTGTCCAACAGTAATGCTATTAATATAACTTACAATTGCTGGGATTCCAGCCGCCGCAACAGATGTTGGGGATACAAAATTAGTAGAAATAGTATTCCAAGTCAATGAAACATTAACAGTTTGTGCTGGCGGATTAATAAAAGTTATATTGTATGTATTTGGGTAGTCATTAATAGATACAGTAATGTTTCTTTCATTTGGGGTAATTATTGCTCCACCAACATAAGACCCTGAAGAACTGGTATTGTGATTTAATTGAAATGTGGTATCAGTTAATACTGTAATAGTATATGTACCATTAAAAGCACTTGGATTAGAACTGGCAATAGTAATAACCTGACCAGTAGAAAATTCATGGTTAATATTGGTAGTTACTACTCCATTGGTAGCATTAGTGATTGCTGTAGCACTTAGAGTAGACCCTACAATATTTGCTATATCAAACAGTCCTGTATAAATAGCATATCCAACTTCATAGGGATCACCACCTCCTACAATAATTTGCCAATTTGTACCTGATTGTTGAATTGAAATTAATCTGGATTGAACTCCTGAAACCCTTTCTAATTGAGTTTTTAAGAAAGTTGGCATACCTTGAGCAATAGCTTTACCAGCTTGAATAACTTGAGCTTGATAAGCTTGTAAAGTTTGAGCAAAAGCACCCGGAATACCTGTACTCAAGTTTGTACAAGTTAAAGTTACCCCTGAAGGAATAGAAGTAATAATTTGCGTGACTGTACCTTCTGGAACAGCCCAAGATCCACTAGTAGTAGCTAAACAATATAAAGATGTTGATTGACCATTAGAAGCAACTATACCGCCATTTTGAACAGCATATTGATAAGATCCATCAGACACAACAAAACCTGACGGAATAACAAATCCGGGAGTTCCTGTAAAAGTTATATAAACAGATGTATTAGAACCTTGACCTCTAGTAACACCATATACTGCTCCTAATTCATACAAAATAGGCTCATTTGCAGTATATGGACTAATAGAATTAACTAGATCTACAAAAGCTTGATCTTGAATTACAACTGCTCCAGTAGCAGTAGAAGCCATATCTTCAATTAAAGAACCCGGAAGATTGGCTGTTAAACCCGGAGAAAGTGCTGTAGCTGAGGCTATTTCTGCATTTAACAATGAAGTAGGGCTACTTGGGATTGCCCCTGCGGAAGTAATTATTGCCATTATTTATTCCTAGGTTGCTATAACTGATTGAACAGTAGTACCATTTAAAAATACTGCTGAAATATTATAAGTTGGATTAGCTGTATTTGGCTGTTTATAGATGGTTAAACTAGAAAAATATGGCGCAAATTGTGATTGCGTTCTAGTTATATCTACAGTAGGCGCAATTTGACTTTGAACCGATTGTTCCGCAGATATTCCATAATTTGCATAAAAAGGACTTTCTTTGGTATTTAATCTTAAAGTTTGAGCCAAAGTAGCCAACCAAATATATCCAGCATCTACTATGACTTCTTCACCTCTATTTAAACCATAATCAGCTAAAAATGAAATAAATCCACCTTGTTGCAATGCAATATTGTTATTAGATGGTGCTGATGTTAGGGTAAACCCTTGTGTAATATCTTGCCAAACATTGGAAATGGTTTGTCCCAAAAAGTTTTTTACCACATCATTTAACAAAATATCATTGTTATTAACTGTGGAAGATCCATCAGAAAATCCAATTAAAGCATTGTATAAAGTGCTTGTTACAGTTAACTGTTGATTTAAAACACTATTTACAACAGTAATTGTAGGATTTCCCGCACCAGTAATAGGAGTTTGAGTCAATAAAGTCCATTTTCCAGTATTTTGGTCTATTCCATAAGTTCTCATTATCCTGCTCCAACTGTTGTGGTAATAGTGCTTGAACCGCCCTGTACACCAACTACTTGATGTGTATGAGTTTTCATAGTTACACTTCCTGCTGATATATCACCAGTAGAATTAATTGTGCCATTAACTTGTAAATTTCCATTAATGGTTACATTGCTACCATTTATTACCAAATTAATGCTTTGGTAGGCAATTGTAATTTTATCGTCTGCAATGGTGACAACAGCTTTTCCATCATCGGTACGAATAATAGCTCCATTAGAAGCACTAATAACTACTGCATTAGGATCTAAAGTTTCCCAAGCTGTATTGCTAATAGGTAAAAAAACTAATCCACCTAAATTACTTGCTGGTGCTAAAGGTGCTTTTCCAGTACCTAAACCTGAAATTCCACCTAAACGAACACTAGCTGATATAGCAATTCCAGCATCACCAACTTGTACAGGTATTCTTATGTATTGACTTTCAGCAATAGGCATAGTTACTGGTGGAAAAGTTATTGGAGATCCAGTAGATGAAACTGGATTTATCTCAAAATTAACTGTAACTACAGTATTTCCAGAACCATCTAATCCTACTGAAATAACTTTACAAGGATAAATTTGACCAAGATTAGATAATCCATTATTCACTTCTTGTTTAGTGAAATTGCTTAATGAATTAGTAAGAGGAATTTTTTGAGAAAAATTTTTCATTAAATATTAAAGTTTAAATATAATGGTTCAGCAGGTATTGTTGCCTCAATAACAGTAACCCAGCTATCAGCACTAGCTTGTCTACTAGATCCTTGATGACGAAGTTGAGAAATTCTAAAAACACCTTGAAATGAAACTTGATTTCTTGCTTGAGCAAAAGTAGCTGTATTAACAACGGGGGCTAAATAAGGAAATTTTATATACATTCCCGGTTCTAAATCAGCCCTCATAACCACTTTTACTGAAATAGTTGCTTGACTTAACCAAGTAATATTACCAATTAGATCAGTAAAATCAATCATTTTTACTTCTGTTTGTAGTTCTCTGCCATCAGATAAAAGAAATCCAGAAGAAGTACAGGTAATAGAAGCTCCAAAATAATTTGGACTAGGATTAATAGCTTTGCTTATAGTATTAACCCAAGATGCAAATGTATTTATATTTGTAAATACTGCTGTTTGTACTTCAGTAAATATAAGGTCTTGACTAAATCCACCTTGAATATTATCAATTGGAGTATTGTATCCAATTGATAATGTTTGTTTTACAGCTTGTTCTAACTTTTGACCTTTTTCCCAATTAAATGATAAATTAATATCAGTTGTAGGATCAATTTCAGAAGCAGTAATTATTAAAGATAATGAAACATTGTTTCCTTGCCAATTCCCAAATGATTGCAAAATAGTTCCAGAAACTACAAGACCAGCTTGACTTGCATTAGCAAAAGGAAGTCCGGGCGTCATACCCAAGTAAACTTTAATAAATGAACCTACAAAATTTGCGCTTTGATTTAATTCTTCAAAAGATACCCCATAAAGAGTTAAAGAACCTAATGGTGCTGGTTGATGAAAATAAGATTGATAAATGTCTAAATCAAGTTGTAATGCTGAATAATTATCACCTAATGCTCCTACTGATGTATAAACAATAGGATCAAAATATGCTCCAGTAGCAGGGTTTGGAGTGATTACTATTGTGTAGTAACGCATTACGGATTAATTTCAAATTGATTGCTACTGGTTCTATAAACCATAGTAGATGTTGAAAAATATTCAATTATTAAATTAATATCATAGTTATCTGGAGATCCAATAATTGGTCTACTCATAACTAAAGTTCTATTTTGTGTATAAATATTGATGTAATATCTTTCCCCATACAAATTCCATGTACAAGTTGCAATATAGGTAATTCCATCTAAAGTTGGATTAAATTGAAATGAGGATATATTGGAAGGGGTAAAAGTAATTAATGTAGTCATTAACCAGCCCATCCTGTTAAAGTTGAAACTGCCGTACCATTAGTTACTTTTTGCATTAAATTACCAAGAACAGATGTAGCACCAGAAATGGTAATTAAAGGTTGCACAAAATCCCATTGATACATAAATTGAACTTGTTTATCACTAGGGCTTGTTACATCCCTTAATGAGGTAAGCAAACAATTTGTATAAGTGTAAGCAGGAGTAATAACTGTAAAAGTCCCAGCAGAAGCCACATGATTTTGAATAACGGATTGCAAAAGCGTTAACTGAGCTTGTTTAAAAATATACCCACCATCATTTTGTGCTGGACATACCATTAACATACTTATTTTTAAAGGATTTTGAACAACTGCATTAGCGGCTACAGCCATGCTTGCAAAAGGATATTCTGCTACTTGCCAGTCTGCCAAAGTGCTTCCCGGCAAAGGTTTAAAGTGAGCAAAAAATTCTTTATTTGCAATTCCCGGCACATCTAATGCTTCAGTAATAGCTGTAATAGGAAAAGGTACAACAGCCCCTAATATTCCATCCGTTAATAAAATAGGAGATATTTCATAAGCTAACTGAAATACTGATTGTTCTACAGAAGTATTTGACATTATCTATTTCCCAACTGTTTTACCGCAACATTAGTATCAGTATTATTATTAATAATCACCTGAACATGAGCATCACTAGCTATTCGATTGGCAATATCACTTCTTCTTCCAAATTCTTTTGGATCATTACCAAATCTTTCATATTCTTTACCAATAATTCTTGTGTAATCTTGATAAGTTCCTTTATTAACATAAGCTTTGCTAATTTCATCCCAAGTTTTCTTTTCTTTATTATTCATTTCATAAATAAAGAAATCAAGTTGTTCATTAACATTTGAAGATTTAATATTATGACCAGCAAATTTTTCAAAATCTTTTTGCCTTGTTGCATCCCATTGACCTAAACCAAAATGTCCTTTATTTTCAGCACCTATATTCCAACTGCTTTCAGCTTCAATATTTGCGGCTAAACCAATTGCAACAGGTAATGGAACATTTGCTGAAACAAATCTGTCAATTGCATATCTTCTTTGTGTATTTATATCTTGTGCAACTTTTTTTGCTTGTTCTGGTTTTAATTCTGGTTTTGCTGTTTGCACAGCGGTTATATCATTTTGAGTAACTTTATAAGTTTTTTCTGGAACAATTCCTATTTTTCTAAGAATATTAGCAATAGCTTCAGCCATCGCTCCAATATTAGTTACAAAATCTTCAATATCTTGTTTAAATTCAGGGGTGCTTAAATAAGCACCAAATTCTTTAATAGATTCACCAAAACTTTTAATCCATTGTCCTATTTCTTTATTTTTAAGAAAAGAATCTATAGCCTCTAATATTGATTTAGATAACTCAGTTAAAGGTTCTGCTAAATCTTTAAGCTTATCAATTAATAAAACTTGAATATTTTGACCTGCTCTACTCAATTGAACCCAAAAATTTTGCCAATCACGACTAATTTTGTCATCAATTTTAAATTTATCTCTATCTGCCGCCAATTGTTGAAAAGTTTTAGTCAATTCTGATGCTGAAAGAGATGAAAGTCTAATAAGTTCTTCAGGGGAAAAAATCTTAGTTAAACCCACATTTTGGGCATAATTAATATCTTTTCCATGAGCAACAAAATCTTGAATTGCATTGCTCATTACAGTTTCTAATTGATCTACTGGATTTCCAGCCCTAGTACCACCCAATCTTCCCAAAAAGAAAGATTGAGTAATGTCATGTTGCAAAGCAGTAATGTTTGTTAATACAGTATTTAAATCAACATATTTGTTTAAATTTGTTTCAGAAGCTCTTAAATCGCCTGTAGTAGTCCCTAGACCTTGCGCTCTACGCCTGTAGTCGCTGGCATTAGAGGCAATACCAGCCAAACCAAAACCACCGCCAATAGCTCCAAAAGCAATCCATTTTGCCGCTGAAACGGCTGTATCAGCCATACTTTTAGCAATGCCTGATGCAGTTCTAGCCGCATTTTTTAAATGATAATTGCCATCTGAAATTGATTTATTAAAATCTTTTTGATTTTTTTCAGACTTTTTAATTCCATCAGCAACAGATTTTGCGCCTTTTTCAGCACCAGAAAAGGCATTTTGCCAATCTCCGGGCATATTTTTTACAGCTTTTTGTAATTTTTCAAACTCTTTAGTAAATGCTTGAAATTTTTCATCAAGGATGTCTATTTCAATAACCGATTTTGTTGCCATATTTTTTTCTCAGTTAAAAAAACGACCTATTGTTAATAGCCTTAATTAAATGGCGATTACGATATTCTTGTGAATCTTCCCATTTACCGCCAGCTTCACGCATTAAATCACCAAAACCCTCATTACTTAAAAAGTCTAAGATATAAGAGATGATTCCTTCACTTTCTTTCCAGAATTGCCTTTTTTGGTCAATGTCGGCAAAGAAGTGATGTACGCCATACAATCCAATAATGTGAGTTCCCAATTCCTTAGTGACCCAGCCATCTCCAAGAAAGAATTTTTCAGATCCTTGGGTGCTACCTTGGAGATTGCTGTAAAAAAAACTAAAGAACTAAGCGTTTCCGCTTCCTCATCTTCATCCAATATTTCACGCTTTACTGCAACATCAAATGGTAAAGTTTCCCAACCATTTTCACCAGCAAAAACAACATTGGTTAATCTAATAATTTCATTTATCAGACCAAATTTAACCCCACCAGCACCATCCCAGTTACCTGCCTTAGTCGCAATTGACTTGAGTGCAGGATAGGCTAGTTGTGGCGCAGATAGGGCTAAATGGGCTTGATTAACACTATCAAAGCATTGACTAAATACTTTGCCTAACTCTAAGTAAAACTGTTCAAAAACAGACCTGCCAATTGATGCTGAATGGATATAAACTAAGCCATTTTTGGCGGTCTGAACTTGCATCACTAAATTCAGATTACGATCTATTTTCACTTTTTTCCTTTACATTAAGCGGCGGCAAACAGAGAAGCATTGACAGAGTAAACACCACGCAAGCGAACAATTAAGCCAGCTTGTGTACCATCAAAAGCTACTTCTTGAATACTCATTAAAACACAATTATTTAACTGAAATGATGTTAAAGCTGTCGAATCAGGAATAACTGTTACTGAACCCAATGTAGTATTGGTTTCAATTTGAGTTTTATAAGCATTACCAAGAGCTTGAGTTCTTAGCAAGTGAATAGTGGCAGTTCCATAAATGTATGGCTCTGGGCTGGTAACTGCACCAGTTAGAGTACCAATCAATTGGGAAGTGTCACCATCAAAACCAAGACTAATAGCTTCTTTAGCCAAGTATGGTGCGGTTACATTTAATTGAGGAAAATCTGCNTAGACTACATTGGCTAGTAGTCTATTTAGAGTACCTTGTACNACTTGTGGATTTGCCATTATTTATTCTCCTTAAACTGGAATGTTGCTGGCTGTTAAGTAGATGGTAATGGATGAGAATCCACGCAATGGTACAAATGTGCAACTTAAACCATTGTAAATACCAGCCGCATAATCACCGGGATTTGCAGTTGTGTAATTTACAAAAGAAACAGCATTAACGGATGCAGGGGAAAGAATCAATCCAAACGAAATACCATTATTTACAGTTGCTTGAGCTACTTTTTGTAGTCCATTAATACCAGCTTGGTTGTAATACAAAGGATTTGTAGGATTGTTGCTACCATTAATAATTGCCGCAGAAAGAGCAATTTGTACATTAATTGCAAGCCAATCTGTTGAGTACCAGTAATTAAATGGAGATAAGTCCATAAAAGTACCGCCTTCAATCAGCTTATTGCTAATCTGACCTTGCGCTCCTGTACCAATCCAATTTACACCACCAGCTAATAAAACTGTTTGTTGAGCATTAGTTAATGAACTGTAAGCTGTTACACCATAAACAAAAGAATATTCCAAAGGATGAGCTAAATTGCTTGCATTTGGATTGTAAGCCAATGTTACCGCAAAAGGAGCGGCACATGACCATTCTAAAACTGGTGTTGAAGGTGATTGTGCTAATGCAAATACTGATTTAATACCTGCAACTGCACTAAAATCCAAACTTTCCAAAGTAATATAAAAATATACTTGGGCAGTTGTTGAAGTATAGTTATTTGCAAAAGTAGGGAATGTCATATCTTGTGACATTTCCGTTGGCAACAAATAGCTATAAAAGCGAATTGTAGGATTTTCAATATATGCCGCTAATGCTACAAGGCAATTTGAAGCTAAATTTGCACCCAATTCAAGAACATAAACTGCATTTCCTGTACCTTGTGCAAAATAAGTAGTTGCCATTGCAACCAAATCTTGTATTGCTTCATTGGTAAAAAGGCTACTAGAATCTAATGTTGGAGATCCGGGATCGCTTGCTACACTATAAGTTAAAGTTGTTGAATTTGTAGCTGTTACAGAAAAAGTACCATTAAAACCATTTTCTATAGAGCCGCTAACTTTAACACCAGAAATAATACCTAAAGTAGTATCGCCAGTTGCAATATAGTGAGCAGAAGATGTAACAATAGTTACAGTTCCAGTTGACCACACAATTGAAGAAATAGTTACAGAATCAGCAAGAATACTGGTTAAATCAGAAAGAGAAGTTAATAGCGCAGTATCACCTGCCGCTAATGTAGTACCACCTTGGGAAACAAATGCGCCAGTTCGTTGAACTGTTGAGGGCGCACTAGCTACCTGTTGGCTAACCGATACATTGACAATATTTGGCATAATAGCCCCCTAATTAAATATAGCTAACAGCAATAGTTTGGCTTGCAGTTCCATTAGTACCCGGTGCAATAACAATGCCATTAAATACAGGCATATCAATGGTATATGATCCGATAGTATCTGGAATAGATGCAAGAATAGTAGCTGATCCTGTTGCAGAAGCAGTAGTAGCAGCATCATATACAGAGCCGGGATTAGAACCAGTAGCAGCAGTAATAACATTCACTTTAGCAATACGACCTGTAGTAGACTTAACAGCAGTCTTTGTGGTGATATTTGTAAAAGTTTTTTGACCTTGAGCTGTGATTAAAGCACCATTTTGAACGCTTGGATTTGGGGTAATTGCCATTTTTAACTCCTATTTACACTAAGTTGGTTGGGGTAAGACTACAAAATGCAGATTGGATATATTTTAAAGCAACATCATTAACAGTATGTTGATAATAGCTAACCTTAAAAGTTATCGTTTTCTTCATTGCAAGAATACCAAATTCAGATTGAGTAACTTTTTCATCCTGAATAATTGGCATATTCATCAGCCCAATATTATCAGTATTCATACTGTATTGGTATACATATTGTGCAAAATTTAATGCTTCATGGTTACGAATACCAAACATTGTAATTTTGACTGTATCTGTGGTTAATTGATTATAAGTTGACTGTGTTGGATCTCCAACACTAGGAATTACATTGTTTATGATGGGAAACTGCCCCAAAGCAATGGTATCGCTAGGAATAATGTCTACAGCGGCATATGGGGGAACAATATTTTGATCCACTATATATGAGGGATACATAGGGAAAAATTGGTTCAAACTAAGCCAAATTGGTAAACTATTAGAAACAATTACGCTTTGGGTATCAAAACCTGTCATTGTGTCAATAATCTGGGTATTCATAATGGAATACAAAGTACTGCCACGATAGTGGTATAAATCCGCTTGTTTGTAGAAGTTTTCCCTAGTATTAAATGAAAAGGTAAGCCCCTGATACTTAGCTATATAGTTAAATTGAGGGTTTACTAAGTTAAAGTCATCAATAACTTGAGTTGATGTAAAAATAACATTATTAAATACGGCTTGCCTATCTTCCAACATTTGAACATTGCTGTTGTAATGGAATGAACCCGTAACTGTTACTTGTTTTTTTGGTATTTTTGGGGGTAATTCATCAAACAAAAGACGGTTATATTGCGATATGTTATATATGGCAGAATCAGTCAAAAGGCTGGCATTTACCCAAAAAACATACCCATCCAATGGCAAAACTAGCTTTACATAAAGGGTAAAAGTAATCTGTTCATTACCTGAAAGCGTTTCTACGCCTTGTGCTAATCCAGCGCCTAATTGCGGTTTTGCTGTTGCGGCTTCGATTGCTGATGCCATTATTCAATCCATCCTTTTAACGATGCCTCAAACACGCCAGAATAGATAAAAGAAGGGCGTGGAGCGCGTTTTGTAACTTGTTTGCCTTTGCCAAATTTGCCTTTTACATATCTTTTTGCGGTTACGCCTTTTTCAAAACGATAGCTTGTCCCATCTAACGCGGCTTGAGTTGGAATACCTTGCTCGCCATATCCCGCCGCTACGCGCTCTACTTCTTGAGAAGTAATAAATTTGTGCATTTTGTCGGTAATTTCTTCACCGCTTACCGCAAAAGTATTGGCTATAGTAGGTGATTCACCTTTTAAAAGCTTTTCAATACCGATTGCGGCATCATTAGAAACTAAGTCAACAATATTATCTTTATAATTGTTATAGAACATAGAAAAAAGCCCGTAGCGTTTTTCTAATTCATCCCCGACTGTTCCTGTAGTAGTGTTACCGTAAGGTTCAGGGACGTCAATAACGCCCAAATGGAGCTTCATTAGCTCAATCCCCAGAGTGTGCCTAGTTGTTGCATATAAGACAGCGCTACGCGCCCATAAGGGTCTTTAATGCGTTGAAGGTCTAAAAGGCTCAAATCGCGCAATCCATGACCTATAGAAAGTGCTTCATTAGTGCTTACATCGCCAGCGGCATTTATAACGCCAGCTACAAAGTTATTAATGCCAAATTGGGTGCGTAATGTGGTGAAATAGGTTTGACCGGGATAATCTTGTTGAAATTGCAATAATTGGCTACCCGCCCAGTTATAGACTGTTAGGGTGTAAATATCTTTTACAGTATTAGCAAAACTAGTCGGAACAATGTTTAAAGCTATCACATAGGCATAATTCCAACCCGGATCGTCAGGGGACATAACAGTTGTGGGTATTCCCATGACGGCTTGCGCCCATGCGATAAATCCACTTAAAGAAGGCGGAGAAACGATTGGATCAGCCATATAACTATCCTAGAAATATTTTTTACATTCTAAATCAAAAACTCCCCGAGGGGAGTTCTTTTACGCCGACTTTTTTGGTCTACCGCGACCTTTTTGTCCTTCACCTTCATGGATGACCTCAATTTTTTGGTCAAACTTCACTTCTTGGTCTGCGGCGTTCTTTTTATCTTCGGTTACTTCAAACTCAATACCACCTTTTTGCTTAATACCCATTTCTTGGGCTTTAAGCGAAATAATCTGGTCTTGAGCCGCTGCTGTAATGCTTCTGGCTTCTTGAGCGCGATCAATATTCTCTTGATCTGATTGCCCAATCCCAGCTTCAATAGCTTCTACGCTAATTGGCTTACTAAAACGATAGCAAAGCCCTCCAAAACCTTTTTTGACATGAGTTGCTTCCATCATGCCGTATGGAAGGTGCTGTTTAATAATAGCATCCGCTTCTACTTGGGTTTGAACCAAACGCATTTGTGCTCCAGCCCGAATTTTATGAGAAAACGGTCTTTGATTCTCTGGCAACATATAAGTAAACAAAAAATCTTGTTTAGAGCAATTTGCAATAAATAATTCCATAATATTTCCCCTAGATGGGTGGGGGACTGATGATGCGGGGTTTTTTAGACCCCCAGCCCCCCATGAACAAAGTAACCAGCATCACTTGGTTTCTTAAATCTTGCTAAAAAAACCACCCCGAAGGGTGGCTAAAAGTTCCCGTGAAGGATTTTAATAAGCAGCAGACAAAATTGTCATGCCTTCTGGACGGATACCCCAACCGGAAGTGCTACGCATTGTGTAGAGGGTAGTAATACCACCGTCTGGCAATGGAGTAGGAATTTCAGTTGGTGCGGCTACGTCACAAAGCATCAAAGTAGTTGCAGTTTGATTTGGCGTCAAAGTAGCAAATACGTTGGT